CTGCTTTTTTTCTGGATTTTGTAATAATCTAAAGAAGTATTCAAGCGTATTGGAAGGTGGAGATTGACTTTCATTTTTATTTTTATTCATCTGCTCCTTTGGTGGTTGTGCCTTGGGGAGATTGCCAAGAGGTGCTGCTCCACCAGGTCTAACAATATCTCCACGACTAGGATCTACTTGAAACTGATTGTCAAATTTTGTTCCACGCCAAACAGTTCCAGGAATAAAACCATTAGCATCTGCTGCAATGTTTGGATTCCCTTTAACATTTTGTGGACTTCCCTTAAACTCTGTTGCGCCACCAACAAATGATGCTGCACTTGCTTGTCTTGCAGGGTCAGTCATAAGACTGATAATCTTTAACAAGGTTCCTTCACTTTGACCTGACCACTTTGATGCATCTGATAAAGTTTGTATACGTCTAAATCCAGATGGTCCTCCTGGTCTATCCCACACACCAGCAAACGCTACGTTGTTACCACCTGTCCCCGCAGCAAGAATATCAGTGTATGATCCTCCTCCAGCAAACCCCATTGCTTTTCTATTTGCCACAACCTGCATCATATCGGCATATCCTTGATCACTAGTACCTTCGGTACTTAATGCTGCAGCGATACGATACATCTCAGCAGATTTTGGATCTGGATATGGTCCTGCACTTCCTTGTTGTTGACCATTTCCTCCACTAGTCGTGGATGGTTCCGATTCTGGTTCATTGCCACGATTTTCAAGTTGATCAATAAGTGCTTCGAGACCAGGGATTCTAAAATCTTGTGGATCAAACCCAAGATATTCTAGGAAATTAGATAGTCCCCCAGTTGCCATACGAATAACTTTATATGTTTCATTTTCCATTCTAACAAGAGCATTTCTTATTGTCTCAAAAGACTTATCAAAAATATCCTTCACACTACTAAAAGAAAAACCACTTATATTTGTTATAACTTCTCCAACCTTCTGACCAAATTCTAATAAATTTTTAGATACTCCACCGACAAAATCATTAAGAATACCAAAATATTTTTGCATCCTGCCAATCAATCCTTGAGCAAGACTTATAATCTTAGGAAGATTTGTAATTGCCCATCCAATCAGTAAAGTCCCAGTAAAATCTAGTATTCTACCCAAGAAACTTTTAGTGCTACTCATAACAACTTTTCCAGTTCTTCTGACTGCACCAACAACACCACCCGCTTCTAATATATCCTCTCTTTCGCGTCGTAGAGTTGCTTCTCTTCTTCTACGAAAAAGAGTCGATGATAATGATAATGATTTTCTCTTATTTCTATTGCTTTCCAATAAAGATTTTGATATTCCATCCACAGAGGATTGTACCTTATTTACACTCTGACTAAGACCAGAAACCGATTTATTGATTCTTCTTAAATTTAGAGATGATCCTAATGCTAGTGAAGAATTTGCCATACTATCCTACCACGTTATAGTGCATTTGAGAATATAACAAATAAAAGTTTTCTGGGTTAGAACTAGAAACTGCTGGAAGAGATGTTGTACTACCAAAAGTAGCAGGAACTTCACTTTGACCGCCATTAGAATCATTTACATTCAATGTAGTAACAGTAGTTCTCTTACCCTCGGGTTTTAAGTTTCTTTGATTACTTCCTGCAAGTGATTTAAATATATCATCCTTAGTCATTCCTAACTGAGGGAGATATTGCTCTACTGTTGGTTTTATTGCACCATATATTTGTGGTGCAAAAAATGGTAAAGCTATTGAAGCTGCCAAACCAGGAAATCCACCAAGTCTAAGAAGAGATGGCAATGCAGCAAGTCCACCGGCAGTCAGCGATTCTCCTGCAGACCCTCCAGTAAAGAAATTGATAATAGCCGCTAATGGTCCTGCAGTTCTTGGTCTAATCATAGGACCACCAGGTTTTCCTGCTGTCGGTGCTGCTGCTCTCGTTGCATTTGCTCCAGCACTTGCTGTTGTGGCGGCAGTTGCCGACGCTGTTGCTGGTGTAACAGATGCAGCCGCCGCTGTTGTAGTTGCTGTTGCCGCACCAAGTCCTAGTCCAGGAATAAGAGATTTAATTCCACCTAATATTCCACCTGCAAGACTAAATGCCAATCGAATAGGTCTTAAAAGAAAATTATTAACTGCAATTCTAGTTAAAAGGGATCCAAGTCTTGTTACAGTAGAAAGGACACCAGTGAATCCACCATTAATACCAAGAAAAATACCACCAACGATTGCAAGATCTTTAGCAATCTTATCACCAAGATTCTTAAGAGTTAGGTTACCATTTTTAGATAATTCTCCAACACTCGTTAGAATCCTATTGAGTAAGAAACCTCCAAGAAGAATATTGAAGAAGTTGCCAAGACTTGCTAAAGTTCCTTGTGCTTTTGCTCCAACTTTTTGAAGTGGTGCTACCAGTGCTGCCTGTATCTTTGCTTCTATCTGACTCTCTTTACCTTCTCTAATCTGACGCTCTGCTAATATTTGCTCCTGCCTTGCTTTTTGCTTCTCTTTTAGAGATTCTATACTAGAAGTTTCTCTAATCTGAGTAGTAATGCCTTGAAGAGATGCAGATAAAACACTAACCTGCTCTGCAATTCTTGCAAGAGAATTATTTACATTGAGAAGAGCAACCTGATTTTGTCTTAACGCAACAGTGGTATCCGAGTCATCTCTCTGTTGCTGTTGAGAACGACCCAGAAAAGTATAAGGAGAAACTCTTGTCCTATTAATACCAACTATTGGCTCAGCCATTTAGTTCAGAATGCCTTTGTTTTAAATTTTCTTCTTCAATATACTGTTGGAGAAGAGAAAGATAAACTTCTCTTTCCCAAGGTATCATATTTTCTAGTTCTGTCAAAGAGTATTTATGATGCTGTATCAAGGCAAAATTTGTCTTGTAGTATGACTCAAGATCTTCGTGAGCCATACCTACCCGAAAAAAGCAGTTAGTCCCTCCAAAACAACTTCATTATCAACACCAGTCTTTGGATTCTTCACCATAATTGTATGAGTCAACTTTGGCATTGTCTCAAAAAATACTTCAATATCCTTAAACTGTTTTGGACTTAACTGCTCAAGAAACTGTGTCAACTCTTTCTTTGTGCAGTCAGAAGCAGACCAAGATTCTTCTTCAGAATAAACTTGCTCAACACAAGATGCAATTAAATCAAAAGTATTATCAACAGTAATTTCTTGTCCACTAAAGTTATTCTTAATGAATTCATCAAGAGATGGATACTTCATACGAAGAACAAGACTATCATCGAGTTTAATATCTCTAGTATGTCCCTTTCCTTTTTGTATCTGAATATCGTCGAGATTGATTACAGTGGGAACTTGTGTGACACCATCATCAGGACAAGTAACTAATACTTCAACTTCTTCACCAACGGACTTACCTCTGATGTTAAGAAAGAGATATTCAATATCAAAGGTTGATAGTTGTTCTACTTTAATACCGCGAGTAATAATGCAACTAGAGATGACTTCTTTGATTGCATTGGTAATCTGCTTTTCATCTTCGCTTTCCATAGCGATGATGAGGATTTTTTCTTCTTTGACTAGAAAAGGTCTATACTTAACTTTCTTTCCAGTCGAGGGTAATTCCAACTCATATGTTGGCGTAGAGATTTTTGGTAAAGGCATAACGACCCAAAGATTTCAGATATGATTATTTATTATGCTCCACCAAAATCATTTAAGGTAATTACATCAGGAAGAGTAACATCTCTTCCATTGATATCAAAAACTCTATTTGGATCATATTCACCTTCACCCAACGCAGCTCTAGCCGCTCTATTTAAATCACTATTAGGTTCGTTAAAGGATCCAGATAATGGTTGTGGTTGTCCAGGTTCTTTATTATTATCCCTACCTCTATGAAGAGAATAACTATCAAACTTACCAACGATATACCTATCAAAACTGAAAGTAGCAGTTGCCTTCAATACTTCAGAGTTTTCATATTTAACGGGAGTAGAACTAAGGTCAATAGGAAACATACCGAAGAAGGTATATTCTAACTCCTCCTTATAATCCCTATCAAACTTGATAATTCTAGATTGATTCGTTTTATAGCGATCTGGATACTCCATTCTGTAGTAGTATCCTTTATTATTTTTAGTTTGACCAGATCCGTTAGCAATAAACTCAATCCAGTGCTCTAAAAACTTCAAAGTTTTATATTCATTATCAACATAAAACTCAAGTTGTATTTGGGTGAAGAGTCTGGTGTGTGCCATCTTTTCAGACACACCCATATAGTTTCCAACAATATCTGCGGTTGCAAGTCTGCTACCTGGAAGTACAGCAGAATAACAGAGAAGACCAGAAGTTTCTGTGATAAATCTATATCCAACATCTCTTACATTCAAATATTGTCTTAGAGGTGCAGGAAGTCCTGCAAAACTCAACTGATAGTGTGATGTTTGTGCTAGATTAGTTAATGTTGGTTTGAAATCAGATATTCTACGGGGTCTTACCACTCTAAATACCTTATACGAGTCTTACATTATTAAGTATTTAGATGGCATATAAGGGGAAATATCAACCTTCCAATCCAAAGAAATACAAAGGTGACCCATCCAATATCATTTA